CGCGGCTGTTAAGCAGCACGGTGGCTGGCGCTTCGGTAAGGTAGCGCGGCTCGATGTCGCGGTATACGCGGGCAGCTTCGCGCTCCAGGTCGGCATACTGCACCGCGGTCAACTCCACGGTCAGCGCGGTGGTTTCCACGGTCGCTGCGGCCTCGGGTTCGCCTGGCGCTTTCGGTCCGCGCTGGACGCCCTTATCGCTGCGTGGCTTGCGCCCGTTGCGTATGGCTATGGCTTGCGATGCGTCCATCGCCGGCAGGTCTTTGGTCTCCTCGCGGATCGCGTGGATCTTTGCTGCAATGGAGGGCAGGTTCATCGCTGCAACTCGTGCTGCGGCGGCCTCGATTGTCTCTGCGTCAAGTTCTGGTGCGTGCATCTTCGCTTCCTTTCTTTCGGTTATGCGCACTTTATGCGGTTTTGGTTGGGTACTGTTCTGCGCCCGAGCTCCTCGATCCATCGCTGCTCTTCGGTTAGCGGTGGATCGCGTTCGTAGCGCACTGCGCGATATGCCGCCTGCGCGTTGTATGCCTCTAGATTCGCCGCGCGCTGCTCTGCGTCGTCCAGCGGCTCCGGCGGGTCAATGATGCCGCGCTTTAGGCTCCAGATTGCGAAGAAGCGCGTCATGTCAGCGCCTCCACGGTGATAACTGTGCGCCCTTCATCGGGCCGCGAATCAGAATCCAAGTCTACTACCAGATGGCGCACATGGGCGTCCGACACGCGCTTGCCCTTGCGGTCACGAAACATGCCGCAATCGGCGAGGCCGTCCAGGCAGAGCTTGGGGAAGTTATCCACATCGCCACGCGCTCCTTTCGGAAGTGCTACCGCAATGCTTACCGAGAAAGTCTTTGCGCTCAACGCCATACCGCGAGAGTAGACAGCAATCGCAGCCTTGAATGCAGTTGCCTCTGCGGTGACATAGCTCCTGCCGGTGCGCGTGTGCTTGCAATAGTGGTTCACCGACGGAGGCACGAGCGGTACCGTGAAAGTGATACTCACCTGCACACCTCAACCTTGAACGCACGCGCCTGCTTGTCCTCTTGCTCCACGCGACCGATGCGACCCTTGACCCGCGCTCCGATCTCGGGCAGTTTGTGCGCACGGGTATAGTTCTTGTGCATGAAGAGGGTCTCGCCGGCATCTGTGCGCACCCAGCCAATGTCTTTGTGCGCAATCGTATTCTCTACGACGCCGGTGAATGTTTCAACTTGCTGCGCTGTCTGCTGCATTTTCAAACCCACCTTTCGCCCACTCAATGTCAGCATCCGAGATCCCAAGGTCGCCGAAGTCCTCGGCAACGCGCTCAGGCTCGGCAACCTCCGGCGCTCTGGCTTTCAGCCGCTCAATCGTTGCGTCCACGTCTGCGAGGAACTTGTCCGTCGCCTCGCGCATCTTGGCAATCTGCGGCTCACATTCCGCGCGGTGCAGGCGGATGGTGAACTGCACGTAGCGCCTGGGCAGAATCGGGCCGAACATCGCAGGATCGTTGCTCATGCCTCCATCGCGGCTGATGAAGTCGATCCATTGCAGCGGCGGGCAGCACATGAACGCAAAGAGCAGTTGCGGCATATTGCCCTCTGGAATCTGGCCGGCGTCGAGGGTTTGCAGGTGCGTGGTTGTGCGCGGACACTTCGCCTCGATTGCGCCGACGATGTTTCCAGCAGCGTCGTTTATAACTCCGTCCGGGCTCCAGCCGCAGCGCTCATTGTCGCCTACCACCATGCCCACTTCCTCAACCATGACACCCTCTTCAAGCTCGTAGGCGGTGCGGGCCGCTGGCTCGGAGAACGTGCCAGCCTTCATTGGTGCCGAAACAAAGTGGTCTTGCGCCGCGATGCCGCTGAGGATCTCGGCGACCTTCTCCAGCCGATAGAGCTTGCGCTTGGAACCCTCCACGCCTTTCTGCGTGAAATCGAGAATGGATGAGGCGTTGGAGGCCGTAGCGCGGCCAAGGTGCGCCTGAAAGAAGTCATCCGACACGTTGCCGTCTGTGCCCTGCTGCGCGAATCGTAGAATCTGCATATTCCATCTCTGTGTTTGATGGTTATTGCGCGGGACGTTCCGCTCCCTGCCAGCTTCCGTTACCTTTTGGCTACGGCCTCCTAGTTGGCCGGTGGAATGCTGCTGGCACCCTATCCCCCGAGGGTTCCCCGTCTCATCCGTGAGTGTTCAGAGCCTGTCTCCAGGTTGTCGGAGTCGCCCGCGCAAATTTAATAACTGATGGTTACGTGCGGCACAGCGCCCTTTGCGATGGCAGCGATAAGCAGGTTGCCAGCCTCTTCGGAGATATTGAGAAGCGCAAGCGCGGCCAGTATCTCGTGGTGGATCGCGCGCAGGTGCGCCCGGTTCTTTGCCCGCGCCTCAGCCTCCGCAGCCTCTTTGCGTTTCTCTGCGGCAACCCGCTGGCGTTCGGCCTCGATTGCGGCTTCCTGGTCGCGTTTGGCTTTAGCTGCCGCATTGATGCGGTCCTGCTCGGCTAGCTTTGCCTCGTCTTTACGCTTGGCTTCCGCGTGCTCGGCGTCCCGGATGCGCCGCTCTTCCGCCTGCTCTGCCGCACGCTTGGCTTCCGCTTGCTGGTCGGCAAGCCGCTGGCGCTCTTGTGCAATCGCGCGGCGCTCCCGATCCTCGGCTTCGATACGTGCAACTTCCGCCCGTTGCGCTGCCTCAGCTAGATCACGCGCTGCTTTCTCCTCCGCCGCGATCCTCTGGGCCTCAGCTTGCTTCGCTCGGGCCTCGGCTTCAATGCGCTCGTTCTCAATGCGACGTTGCTCGGCCTCTGCCGCTTCACGCGCCAGCCGCGCCTGCTCTGTGGCCTTGCGCTCTGCCTCGGCGGTAGCAGCCTTCGCGGCGGCTTCCTCGCGCTCTTTGATGGCCCGCTCACGGGCTTCCACTTCCAGCCGTTCAGCTTGCTCGCGCAACCGTTTTGCTTCTACTGCGCGATTCTGTGCTTCGGAAAGGCTCTCCATTGACATTGCCTTTGCGCCAGCCGCCCGCTGCTTGAATTCCTGCCAGTTGCGGTCTGAAAGGACGCTGATCCGACCGGCGCGGGCCTCGATCTCTTCCAAATTCAGAGGGCAGTCTAACCGGCCTAGCACTTCAATCTGGCGGATCACGTCCTCATGCTCGGCAACGCGGGATTTCTCCGCATTCTCCCAATCGGTCACCGGCTTGCGCACTTCGACTTTGAAGGCGGCTAAGTCGTCGCGCATGATCTTACGGTCTGCGTTGACGGCGTTTACCACTGCGCGGTGCTCTTCGGTGAGCGTAGCGCCCATCTCATCGAGCCTTTCTTTTGCGGTAGCCACCCGAGCAGATAGGGAGATGATGCGCGCCTTGTCTTTCGGAATAGACACGTCCAGCGTTGCAAGCTGTGCGCGCACTTCCTGTTTGAGCCTATCTACTAGCGCGGTGAGGGCGCCAGGGGCATAGACCAGCGCTGCGGAAGTGGTTTCGATCACAGCCAGCGAGGTGATGGTTGATTCTCCTGGTTCATCGCCAGTATTTGGCTGGCACCGGCCAACGTGCGGAGGATAACCGCATCCGCATTCTTTCGCGGGCTGCTCCGCGTGTTTGGCCGGCGCATCAAAGATACCTTCTTGCCGGTCGTCGTCGTTCATCTTCTTGATTCCGCGTAGATTATTTCCGAGTCTCACTAGATTCTCCCTTCGGCTTGCAGTTCTCTGTACCGCTTGTTCTTCGCGTCCGCAAAGGTGATCGTGCTCTTGGCGTCGCCGGTCGCGTCCGCGGCCTTCTGCGCGGCCATGTACATCCTGCGCAGTTCCTCGGCGTCATTGGCGTTGCGGATGTTCTCAAGGTGCGTCAGGTGATCGCGCTCAGCAAGTACGCCTGGCTGCTTGCCACCCGCAGCGCTTCCGTCGTCGTCCTTCTGCTTGAATTGAAGGTCGAAGATGAAGTTCTTGAGATAGCGCTTGGCGTAGGTCATGGCGCTACCGGTGGCATGTGTGCGCGTCATCACTTGGCCACCCTTCGGACCCATGCCGTCCGCCGGCATCTCCAGCGGGTAGCGGCGCTCGTAGGCTCCTTGGGCTAGAATGGCGGTAACTACGATGGTGTTTGGCTTCTCGCTGATGGCGGGCTCAAAGGTGAGGTTCATGCGCTCTTCGGCGAGCAGGGGGTTCAGCGCCGCATCAATGTCTTCGATGAGCGCATACTTGGCGCCGGGCTTCTCGCCGCTCCCGCGCTTGAGAATCGGCTTGATGGTCTGCTGAATGCGCAGGAGCGAAGCGTTAAACTTCTCGCGGCTTCGATAGTCGCGCTCTTCCCGCGCCTGGGCAGCGATGCTGTTCACCACATCCAGGCCCGCGCCGTGCTCGATGGCGGACTGATAGGCCGCTTGGATCATCTGCATGGGATCGAGCGCGGTGAGTGGCGCTGGCTGCTGTTTGGTGATTGCGGTATCTGTCATTTCGCCTCCGCTGGCGCACTGTTGGCGATCAAAAAATCAAGAATGCGCCCATACTCCTCGATCTCTTCAGGCGTGTAGCCGTTAGCGTTGCCGATTGATTTGTAGTGGCGATTCCATTGTGCGTGGGTATATACTTGGCAACCGACTGCGATCTTTCCGTCCGAGTGTTGAATAGCAATATGTTTTGACCCCTGCACGGCCAGCGGAGATTTTTCAAATTTGGCCCACACGCCGATGTTGGCCCGCGCGCCGATGCTGGCCCCCTCGCCGATGTTGGCCCGCGCGCCGATACCGGCCCCCTCGCCGATACTGGCACACGCGCCGATGCTGGCCCCCTCGCCGATGCGGGCACGCGCGCCGATACTGGCCACCTCGCCGATACTGGCCCCCTCGCCGATACGGGCCCACGCGCCGATGCGGGCACACGCGCCGATACTGGCCCGCGCGCCGATGCGGGATAAATTAATACCGTCTGGCGCTTGCACGTTGGGGCCAATCATCAACTTATTTCCACTGGGGAGCAATCTCCATCCATCCCCATCCACCGGTATTGCGTAGATTTCGTCGATTGTCACTGTCTTGCCTCCGCGCCCAGCATAGCCAGGCGCTGCTGAAAGTCTGGAAAGTTTGCAAAGTGACGCTCAACGAATGCGCGCCGTGCTGCGATCTGCTCGGGCGTGCTGGGCGTCTTGGTCAGCGCGTCATCCATTTGCCGGTCGCGCTCCACGTCCGGGTCGCGCTCAATGCGCTTGTGCGAACCTCCCCAGGGCTGATCGGGATCGGAAAACCAGGGCTCATCGTGCGGTGAAGTGTATTGGCTCATACGCCCACGCCTTTCTGCTGCAATACCGCAGCCTGTTCAATCGCATCTTCCGCATCGCACAGCGACTTGAAACGCATCTGCTCAATGTGGACGAGCTGGTACTGCGGCGCTTTGAACTGCGGCATTCGCCAGGGCCACAAAGGTCCGCTGAACCGCGTTTTATGCGCAGCGCGTAGCCGCTCAGTGTGCTGTGTCTGCTCGGTCATGGCATCGAGCACGCTGGTATGGAAGCTGAGCAGTTGCGCGCTGGTCTCGTCACGATCAATATCCTCATCGACCTCGATAGTCATCTCGCAGAGGGCGAAACACTGGAAATCAAAGCGCATTGCGGTCCTCTTTTCTGCGCTCAGCCTTGCGGCGTTCCTGCCCGAGCCAGCGCATATCGCGCACGAAGCCGATTACTGCCCAAACGCCTACGCCGAGCAGAAAGCCAACAGCGAGAATCAGCACGTCGCGGGCGGTTACCATGGCAGGCCGGCTTTCTGCGCGAAATGCACGCACAGGCCGATGAGCGCGGTGCAAATAACAGCCAACACGCTCAGCACGATAACATCCTCGCGCGGCGTGGAGTAACGCGGGGTGCCGTCGCGCAGGGCTTCGCAATCGCGGTCCACGTCGGAGGAATCTGTGAGGGTCTGCGTTGCATGTGCGGCCTCAACCGCAGCATAGAACCGTGCGACTGGGCAGAAGTTGTGATGGATCGCAGGGTTTTCGACTGGGCCAACGATCATGCCGCAGACACAGGAGTAGTCGCGGCCATCCTGCATGACCAGGTGCGCGGCCATATCGTTGCCAGCGTAGACAAGTTCGATGATTGCCTTCGCCGCGTGTTCTTTGATGGGTGACTTACGAAAAGAAGAGAAGAGTTTCATGGTTCACTCCGTTAAGCTGTTTTGGCAAAATCGCCGTGTAGTTGTTTGGCCGCCATACAATAAGCGGCAAATGCTGCATCTGGAGTGGAGAACAGGCCTAAATACTTTCCTTTTCCAGAAATCTGAATATCTGCTCTCCATTTATTGCGTTGATTATGCCAGGAAACGCCCTTAAATCCGCTCTTGTTGTTAGATGGGACAACTCGGTTGTGTTGGTTCTCTGATGGCGTAGCGATTCTTAAATTCTCGTCGCGGTTATCAAGTGTGTCATGGTTTATATGATCCCCTTGCAGTTTTTCGCCATGCTGGAGTCCAAGTATTCTGCGGTGCATTCTTTCTGATGTCCACTTTCCGTTCGGAAGTTTAACACCGCAAATCGCATAGAATGATCTTGTGCTTTTGCACCACATAGCGCACCACTTATGCGCGTTCAATTCTTCGAATCGATGCGGCGACACGAGCGCAATCTGTCCTTGCGTCAACTGAATTGTGCGGTATGATGGTTCTGGGGTTGTCATGATTCGCCCTCCTTTGGCGATAAGGCTTTGCCGGTGCTTCTAACACCTGACAGCCCCATTATACTACTTTGCTTTGCTTACCGCTTCGCGCAGCAGTTCGATAACTACCTGCCGCAGGGACTTACCTTGCTTTGCCGCTTGCATCTTGAGTGACTTATGCAGCGCAGCGTCGAATTTGGTAACTCTGAGTTCCACGAATCAACTCTATCACGGTTGTGCGCAGTGTGCGTATTTATTTCTGAGTTATTTTGCGCGGATTCCTCGCACCGCATTTCGGGCACGCCTTGCGACGCTCCCGCGCGCCCAGCATGGCGCCGCATCCTGCACATGGCTCCAGTTTGCGCGGCTGCGGGTGCTCCTTGGCTGTGCGCCTGTTGCACTCCGCGCGAATCGCCGCGGTCGGCATCAGCTCCAGCGGCGGGCACAGGCGGTCAAACTCCTCAACCATCGCAGCCCAGTCGCTATCGTCCCAGGACTTGCGGCCGGCATCGCGCATGTGTGCGTCGGCAAAGGCCACTGCTGCGCTCCAGATTTCATCGCGCGTCATCCGAGCATCCATCCCGCAATCAGGCCGCCGATAATCAGCACCGCCAGAATGCGCCAGTCCCATTCTCCGTAGATGTTCATTGCTCTCTCGATTCTGCCGGGTCTGCGCGCCCGGCCTGCGGTTGGAGGTCACAGGTCGTTGATGTCGTCGTGGATCGCGAGGATGATGATCTGTTTTTCCTCAGTCAGTCCTAGTCCACCCATCGAAGTTGGGCGGAACACGACGGAACTGGCGGCCAGTCGCACGTCAAAATCGGTTTTGGCTGAATACGCAGTACGGTAGCCGAGTTTCAGTACGAGGCGGGTATGGTTGCCGATGAACCAACTTGAATCGCTAACCCTCTCGATGGCTGCTATGCAAGTCGCACAGGTATCGGCGACACGAGGGGCGAGAGTGGCGAGTTCCTTAAACTGGCCAATAATGCTGGCCTTGATTTTCATTGCCCATTCGACTTGCTTTTCACTGCCGTTCATTGTTTCTCCCCCCCCTTCGTCCACGTCATCGACTAGGCAGGGGCATCCGTTGTAACAATGTCCGTCGAGCGCGTCATGCCGGGGGTCGTTTACATCAACGTCGGTAGTGCGGATGGGGGTTTTCATTTTGCTGCTCCTTATGCGGTTGATTGCCGATGTGTTGCTTACCACTCTCCAAATGTGCAAACCGGGCCGCATCCACCCGAAAGATGCCTGGCAGATGCGAAATGTGCTTTGATCTCTACGCACCGTTGCGCGTCGATCTCGGCTGCTGTCTTGCGCCCACCAAACCTTTTGCGTGGTGCAGAACCGGCCAGCAGCTCAACACAGCGTGGGCAATTCGAGTCTTTGTGACCGAAAGCCATTGTGCATTCATCGCTGTGCTTCAGGTCGCCGTTTTTTGCGTAGGTGGCTGTGTACATGGCTGAATCCCTCTCATCAACATAACCATCATGCGCCACTGGCCGGAGCGTGTCAAGCATTATTTTGTGATTATTTGCACTATTGCGATGGTGCGCACAATTGCGCTGTAATGTGCTGTAATCTAGGTGGTTATGCGTTATATGTGGCGGGATTATTGCGGGTGCAGTTGGGTTATCGACGCATCACGATATGTAGATTGTCGCCACAACACGCGCGCGAGAAAACAGCCGTCGGTGTGTAGGCATAGAGCGGCTTTTGGCTCCCGCAGAGTGTTGCGCTATGCGTGCGAGTCCCCTCGCCGTGCTCCCTGGGCCTGAGCTGCGTTTTCGCAGGCGGTACATTTCGCACCGGGCCGGGCTGGATTAAGCCGCGACAACCAATTCGCGCAACGGCAACAGCATATCACGCCAGGCGCAGCGATGCCGCGGAGTGCACCCGCACAAAGTCCGGCGCAATGTCGGCCCACAGCACCGCCAATTTGCCGCGCTCGATGCGCAGCACAGTGCCCGGGATGCCGGCGGTTGGGCAGGTCTGCAGCACAACTCTGGCGCCGATGGGGATTGCAGGCTGATCGCTCATGCGCACCAGCGTAACACGTCCTTATTTGTCTTGGACAATCAAAGACAGTCAAGGAATGTCCAAAAATGTCACCGAGGCAGAGGCAGAGGCAGATATATAGAAATACTTCGTATTTCTTTGTCGGCGCGGATTTTTGCGCCGACGCAAAAGAGCGTGCGCTATAATTTGGCCATGGAAAGCAGCGCTTGGAAATATCACTCGGATACCGGCGTGCTCGAGAGCCCCACAGGTTTCAAGTTGGGCGACGGCTACTCTGGCAACGGCGCGGGGCTGAATAACCCGGCGATGGAGAATGATCCAGACGTGGGTCCGATTCCGCGCGGCTCTTGGTGGATCGGGGCGTTTCATGACGATCCCGGCGGCAAGGGTCCTGTCGTGGCGCATCTCACCCCAGCAGATAGCACCGAGACATTCGGCCGCGCCGGCTTCATGATTCACGGCGACAACTCCGCGCTCAATCACTCGGCAAGCGAAGGCTGCATCGTCGCTCCGCGCTTTATCCGCGACCAGATCGCCGCCGAGGTGAGCGTCTGCAATGCGCTGGAAGTGGTGTAGCATGGACGCAAAATTAACCCCGCGCATGAAGGCATTCAACGCGTTTTTCGAGCAGTGGCATAAAAGCCTTCCGACAATTCCGCGCATCGAGGAACTCTCGCAGGATGATTTACTTTTGGCTTGTGCTGCCGCTGGCTGGAACGCCGCGTTGGAATGGGATGCGCAGCAAACAGGAGACGCGCCAGCCAAACTGAAGCACCGACCCGGCAAGGGTGATCTGTAGAAAAGGAAAGAGGTTGTAGTGACGATCTCGCGTGCATGGGCAATCGGTATCGGCGTGGTGCTGGCGCTGGCCGTCGTGATGGGCGGGTACGAGTGGCTACTCGAGCACGATGCGCGGCTCAAGGCTGAGGGTGTGCAAACAGCGCAGCAGCAGGTGATCGCAACCGCGCAAAATAGCATCGACCAGGCCAAGGCCGACCAAGCGAAGACCGACAGTGACCTCAAGACGCAACTCGTCGCCATTGCCAGCCAGCGCACCATCGTGGTCACCCCGGCGCAGGCCGCCGCAGTCGCCAACACACTGCCCAATCTCCCCGCGCAGGTCCAGGTCCAGCAGGTGCCGGCTACGCCTACCGCTCCAGCCACACAGCAGATCGTGATTCCGCAGGCGGACATTCCCGCATTCCAGGCGTACAAGCTCGATTGCGACGAGTCCAGCGCGAAGCTTAGCGCCTGCACACTCAATGCAGCCAGCGCCGCGGTGATCCAGCAGGACGCAGCCAGCCAACTCGCCGCGGTGACCAAAGAGCGCGACACTTGGGAGGCCACAGCCAAGGGCGGGACGTTCTGGCAGCGATTCAAGCACGATGCAATTGTGATAGCCGTCACAGCAGGTACTGCGTATGCGGCAGGGAGGCTGACCAAATGAACGGCAACTGGGCAGCAGGTTTTCTCCGGTCGCAACTGAGCGACAAAGACGGCACAGTGAGCAACACGCGCGTTCTTCTCGTGCTGATCGTCAGCCACGTGCTGGCCTGGGTCAGCGCGCTGGTTTGCCTGTATGCGTGGTTCGTCATCAAGACCCATAGTCCTGTGACCATGACGGACATTGTGACTTTTGTCGGGTCCGCCGCAACCTTTGCGACAGTGCTCGGTGGCACCCTGACTCTCATCAAGACCGGCGGCGATGCCGTCAACAACCGCGCGCCGAACGCACAGGACCAGGTTCAGCCGCCCTCAGTGGGCGCAGATGGTAAACTCTAACGCAGATTGTGAGGTTTCAAAATGGTGCAGTTTCTGATGATTTCAATCGCGATTTTAGTGGCATTCTTCCTGGGCGTGTGGCTGGCGCCTATCGTGCGCGGCGACTACGGCGAGTTCAAGGCCTACGTCGAGAGCAAGCTCAAGGCAGCCGAGCAGGCCGCAAAGGACAAGCTTTAACTGCGTCGACGAACCTTCAACCGGGAGAAGCAATGATACAGGCCGAATTGGGAAGTACCACGCTTTCTTCAATCATGGCGGGCGGGTCAATCATCGCATCGCTGGCAACCCTTGCCGTCGTCTCTTTCAATGGCGGAAAGATCACGCAAAAGGTTGCGGATCACGATAAGCAGTTCGCCGACCAAAGCGTAGACAACAAATATTTTAACGATAAGATTTCCGAGCACGACAGAGGGCTGGCCGAACTCAGGGGAATCGATCTAGCCACCAGACGGCACGAGGCATAGGGTGCGCTGATGCTCGAAGTCTACAATCCCGAAATCGCCGAAGAAATTCTGGTGCGCATGAGCGGCGGCGAGAGTCTGCGCACGATCTGCTCCGACGATGGGTATCCATGCCGCAGGACGGTGACCCGCTGGGCTGTGCGCGACACGGCCGGCTTTGGGGCGCGGTATGCCGCAGCCCGCCGGGCGGGGGTTGAATCCAGGATTGAAGACGCGAACGAAATCGCCGCAGAGACGCCGACGTACACCGATGAGGCCGGAATCACTCGCATCGATGCGGCTGGCATCCAGCGCAATCGGCTCCGCTGCGACCAGGCCAAGTGGGAGGCCTCGCACCTGCTGCGCGGCGGCATCAAGCCAAGCGCCCCGCTCGACTATGGCGACAAGATCCAGGCCGAGGTCAGCGGCGAGATCGGCATCAAGC